TTGCTTCTATCGGTGCAGTTGAAGAAGCACCAGAAGAAGAAGTAGAAGCTGAAAAAGAAGAAATGAACTACGCTACTAAAGAAGAGCTTCAAGAAGTAAAAGAAATGGTTGAAGAAATTAAAGCTATCCTTTTACCTAAAAAAGAAGAAGAAATGGCTGAAGAACCTGTAGGTGAAAATTCTGTTAAATCAGAAGAAACAACTACAAAAACTGTTTATGCTGAAAAAGAAGAATTAAGCGAACCAGTACAAAAGGTTACTCATAACCCAGAAAAAGAAAACAAACCTAATTTAAACCTGTATTCACAAAAAAGAGGGACTACTACATTAGATAGAGTTTTAAACAAAATATCAAATTTTAAATAAATAAATAATGTCAACAACAATAACAACTTCAAATGATGTGTTGAGAGCAAGATCAGAGCAAGAAACTTTGACTACAACTCAAGATATTCCTGTAAACAAAGCAGGTACTGAATTTAATATAGCAACAGATGCAAAAATTATGTCGCTTCCTGCTATCACTTCAGAAAATATAGGTATGGAATTTACATTCCGTAACACAGGAACAAGTGAAGCAAATACTGTACAAATTAGCCCTGCTTCAACAGATGCAATACACGGAACAGTAGCAGCAGTAGAATCAGGCGGTGTAGATAATAAAGATTGGATTAACACAAAGGCTACTTCAAATAAAGGCGATTGGTGTACAATTAAAGCTGTAGCACTTACTGACTGGTATTTAACAGGTGGTGATGGCGTATGGGCAAGCGAATCATAATAAATAAACTTATAAATAAAATAAAATGGCAACAACTAATTCTATAACTACTACTTATGCTGGTGAATTTGCAGGACAATACATTTCTGCTGCACTTTTAAGTGGTACAACTTTGGATAATGGATTAATTACCATTAAGCCAAACATTAAATTTAAAGAAGTAATGAAAAAAGTAGCAAGTGATGACATCGTAAAAGATGCATCTTGTGATTTTGATCCTACTTCAACTTTAACGCTTACAGAACGTATTTTACAACCTGATTTTCAGCAAGTAAATTTACAACTATGTAAAGCGGACTTCCATAACGATTGGGAAGCTGTACAAATGGGATATTCTGCTTTTGATAGCTTACCTCCTTCATTTGCTGACTTTCTAATTGGACACGTAGCTTCTAAAGTTGCACAACGTACTGAAAACTCAATTTGGAGTGGTGCTGCTGCAACAGGTGGTCAGTTTGGTGGATTTACTGAACTACTAACTGCTGATGGTGATGTTACTGATGTAGCTGCTGTAGGTGGAGGTGTTAATTCTGGTAACGTTATTGCACAATTAGGTGCAGTAGTTGATGCTATCGGTTCTTCACTTTACACTTCAGAAGATATGTTTATCTATGTTTCGCAAAACGTAGCAAGAAGCTATGTAAGAGCATTAGGTGGATTTGCAACTAATGTAGGTGCAGCAGGTATAAACGCTGATGGTACACAATGGTATACAGGTGGTACACTATCTTTTGATGGTATTAAGATTGCAGTAGCAAATGGATTAGCTGATGACACAATGGTAGCAGCAGAAAAATCAAACTTATTCTTTGGAACAGGTCTTTTAGCAGACCACAACGAAGTAAAAGTTATTGATATGGCTGACATTGATGGTTCACAGAACGTAAGAGTGGTAATGAGATTTACAGCAGGTGTTCAATATGGCATCGGTAGCGATATCGTACTTTATTCTTAATAGATAATTAACCAATAAATTAGGTGGGTAAGCCAATAAGTGCCTACTCACCTTTTTTAATTTAAAATATAAAAAGATGGCTTGTGATTTAACACTTGGTAGAAAAGAACCTTGCAAAGATGTTGTAGGGGGTTTAAAAAATGTATATTTTGTTGATTTTGGGGATTTAGGAACTGTAACTTTAACTAATGATGAAATAACAAATATTACTGGATTAAATCAAGATGGTAATTTAACAGCGTTTAAATATGAGTTAAAAGGAAATAGTAGTTTTGAACAAGCTATTACTTCTTCACGTGAAAACGGAACAACTTTTGTTGAACAAACTTTAACGCTAACATTAAAAAAACTTACCAAAGAAGATAATAAAGAATTGAAACTTTTGGCTTACGGTAGACCACACGTAGCTGTAGAAGATTATAATGGTAATGTATTTATGATGGGATTAGAACACGGTGCAGAGGTAACAGGTGGAACGGTTTCTACAGGTGCTGCAATGGGTGATTTGTCAGGATATACTTTAACGATGGCAGCTTCAGAACTTGCACCTGCTAACTTTATGGATTCAGATACTAAAGATGTTGACTTCCCATTCAGTGTAGTAGATTACGCTGGTTTAGATGGTACAGTAACAATTACTTTAGGAACAAATTCTTAATAGGGTTTTTATTTGGTAAATTAAGGGTGGCAATATGCTGCCCTTTTTTTGTTTTAATAATAACAAATTTGATACTTTTTTATTGTATATATATGATAGTATTACAAGAAAGCGGATCAGCACAAAATATTGATTTTATACCAAGACAATTTACTGCAAACGCATCTTACACGGTTAAGATAACAGATGAAACGCAAAACAAAGAAGTGTACAGTCAAGCAACAACAAGTATATCACAAAACTTATATTACAATAGGTTTAATGCGGTGTTTCCTGTAAAACAAGATATTTATTACACACTTAAAATACTTTCAGGTACTACGGTTGTATTTATGGATAAAATATACTGTACAAACCAAACAGATTTACCAGCTTACACAATAAACAGCGGTGAGTATACTTCTAATAGCACTACAAACGAATTTATCACAATATAATGGATAACTTACATATAGTAAATTTAGCTTCTTACAACCGACCCAAAATAAGCGAAGACAAACAAAAAGATTGGGTAAATTATGGTGAGGATAATGATTACTATTCTTATTTAATAAAACTTTATACAGAATCTACAACTAACAACGCAATTATAAACGGTGTATCTAATATGATATACGGTAAAGGGTTAGATGCTTTAGATAGCAACACTAAAATTAACGAGTATGCTGCAATGCGATCTATTATAAGCAACACTTGTTTAAGAAAGGTTGTATTAGATTTAAAACTATTAGGTGAAGGTTCTTTTCAAGTACTTTACAAAGATGGTAGGGTATATAAAGCAGAACACTTCCCACGACAAACACTACGTGCAGAAAAATGTAATGAAGATGGTGAAATAGAAGGTTACTATTATGCACCTGATTGGACAAAGATAAAACCAAAAGACAAACCTCAACGAATAGCAGCGTTTGGATTCGGTAACGGTAAAGAACCTGAAATAAAAATAATTAAAAAATACGTTAGTGGATATGACTATTACTGCCCTGTAGATTATCAAGGTGGTTTAGCATATGCTGAATTAGAAAGTGAAGTGAGTGATTACCTTATTAACGATGTACAGAATGGCTTCAGCGGAACAAAGGTTGTTAACTTTAACAATGGTATCCCAGACCGTGAAAAGCAAATGCAGGTTAAGAATGATGTAATGTCAAAACTTACAGGTGCAAGAGGCGAAAAAGTAGTAATTGCATTTAATAACAATGCAGAAAGTAAAACAACAGTTGATGATATACCATTAAACGATGCACCACAACATTATGAATACCTTTCAAATGAATGTAGTAATAAGTTAATAGTAGCACATAGGGTAACCTCACCTTTATTATTGGGTATACGTACCGAAAACAATGGTTTAGGATCAAATGCAGATGAAATAAAGACCGCTGCGCTACTTTTTGACAATATTACTATTAAACCCTACCAAGACTTATTAACGGACTGTATAGATGATATATTGGCTGTTAATGGTATTAGTTTAAAACTATATTTTAAAACACTTCAACCATTAGCATTTTTAGATACAGATAATGCGATAACAGATGAAGCACGTGAAGAAGAAACAGGTGTAAAAAGAGAATTTACTTTAAAAAGCCAAGTAGTAGATAAAGACTTTGCTATTATAGATGATAGGTTAGCATATGCAACAAAAGAAATGGCAATAGAAGGTGCTAAAAATATAGGATGCGAAGGTTACCACGAACACGAATACGAAGGTAAGATATGGTTTATGCCTTGTGATGAACACAAACAAAGTAATTTAAGTGCTGAATTTGAAGATGATAAAATGTTTGATTTGCTTGATGAATTTGGTGAAGATGAAGATTTAGAAAATTGGGATTTAGTAGATGAACGTGAAGTAGATTACAAACAAGAAGAAGCATTAGATAAAATGGTTGGTTTGGCTTCTACAGGTACTGCAAGACCAAATGCTAAAAGTGAACAAGATGAGGTAACAAATGATTTAACAGCTTTTAAAGTACGTTATCAATATGCACCTCTTAAAACACAAGCAAATAGTAGAGAGTTTTGTAAAAAGATGGTAGGTTCTAAAAAAATATACCGCAAAGAAGATATAATGCAAATGAGTACTAAAGCGGTAAACGCTGGGTGGGGTTTAAACGGTGCAGCTAATTACGATATATGGTTATATAAAGGCGGTGGTGCTTGTCATCATTTCTGGATGCGTAAAACGTATATGGCAAAAGGTGTACAACCTGATGCTACTAACCCTAAAGCAGAAATAAGTGTTAACAAGGCAAAGAAAGAAGGTTTTAAACCTGAAACTAATGATCCTAAAGTTGCAAAACGACCAAAAGATATGCCGAATCAAGGATTTGTAAATAAATAAAAGATGGCTGAAGCATTATTTGTTACTCGTAAAGATATTGTAAAATACACTAATGTATCAGGTGGAGTTGATACAGACAAGTTTATACAATACGTTAAAATCGCCCAAAACATACATATACAAAATTATATAGGTACAAAGCTATATGATAAAATAAGTACAGATATTAAAGCAGGTAATTTAGCAGGTCATTATGCAACATTAGTAGAAAACCACATTAAGCCCAGCCTTGTACATTGGGCAATGGTTGAGTATTTACCATTTGCTGCTTATACTGTTTCTAATAAAGGTGTTTACAAACATAGTAGTGAAAACGCTGAAAACGTATCTAAAACAGAAGTAGATTTTTTAATAGAAAAAGAACGTACTACAGCACAATACTACACCGATAGAATGATAGAACATTTTAGTTTTTATGCAGCAGAAAGATATGCTGAATACTACACTAATAATGATGATAACGTATACCCTGATAAGGACGCTAATTTTTCTGGATGGGTACTATAATAAAAGTAAGATACAAACCTAAACAACAAAACATAGTTAAGTTAAAAAACTATTTAGAAAGGATGTATAACAAAAACATAAAAAAGTAATTATATATATATGGCTAATAATATAAATTGGGGTTCAATATATTGTCAAATGATAACTGATTCAGGATTTGGTTCTGATACAGCTTATTCAACTAATAGTATACCTGATATTTCAGCACCTACGTGTTGGGGTACTTTTGCACTAACAGCAGATTTAACACAAATATCTGGAACACCGTTTTTAGCCGATACAACATTATATAAAGCAGATGCAACACAAATATAAAATTTAAAAAATGGCTAAACAGGTTATTAATATTGGAACTACAGCAAACGATGGAACTGGTGATCCTATCAGAGATGCCTTTGATAAGGTAAACGACAATTTTACGGAACTTTATACAGATGATGCAGGAGATGTAGGAAGTATAACAGCAACAGCACCAATAGCAAGAGATTCAGCAACAGGAGCAGTAACAATATCTCTTTTAGATGATGGAGTTACACACGCTAAATTAGAACCAAGATATACTACAAGTGGAAGTATAACAACTTATACAGGAGCAGTGACTGTAAATTGGGCATTAGCTACGAACTTTGTAATGGGTTCTTCTTTAACAGGAGCAATAGAATTTGATTTTACAAACTTTAAAACAGGTCAAGTATTAACTATTCACAACCTTACAGGAGCGCAAACAATAACTTTAGATTCTAACGCTGCTACAAGTGAAACTTTTAACAAACTTGGAGCAAAGGACTACGATGGAAGTGGAACAAACGCTTTAATGATTGAATGTATTAGTGATTCTGCAAATGCTGTTTTTAATTATTCGGTATTAACCTATGTAAGTGATACAACACCAAGCTAAAAAATAAGATATGAAAGCAATTAATATAGAGGGTACGATTAAAATTTATAGCAATTTAAAATCTTTTGGAGGTGCTTTAGGTTTACAATATTCAAGTGATAGCGATTTAGAAGCACTTGGTTTTTACGATGTAGTTACACCAACAACTAAACAAAGCCAAGAATTAGG